TCACCCGCCTCGTAGAGATCGACCATCGCTTGCTTGGTCATATCGGCCGCAGACGCCTGTATCAGGCGATTTAATGCTTTGTAGGTGTATGCCCGCCGCAAGGGCGTTGTATCGCCGTACGCGGCCTTAGCTTCCTTCTTCGGCATCGCTTTCTTGAGTTCGTAGCCCAGCGGCTCGAACATATCGAAGCGGCACTTGCGACCTTTCAGACTTCGGATCGAGCCATCGTCTTTTTGATCCACGGCCCGTGAGACGCCGCTCATGAGTTCCTTCACAAAAGGCACGCGACTGTGATACTGCTTTGTGATTTCTTTTGCAGTGTCGACATCGACGTCTAGCTGGTCTGCAAGCTTGTTCACTCCCATGCCGTACATCATCCCCAGATTGATCGTTTTGGCCTGCTTACGCGGGATTTGGGCCATCTCAGCGACCATTGAGTGGAAGTCTGTGTCCGGATCGTCGTTGTACGCGTTGACAAAGTCTTGAGCACCGCCTAGCGGCCTGCTTTTCCAGTTGCCAAAGATCTGTGCGTAATGCACCAAGATCCGCGGTTCTTGCTGCGAGAAGTCGATTGCAGCCCACTGCTCATCTTCTTCGGGCAAAAACAAACTGCGGATCATCGGCCCCAGTTCTGGATCGCGAGCCGGGATCTGTTGCAGATTCGGATTGGACATAGACAGTCGACCGCTCACGGTGCCGCCATCGTCACTGCGCAACTGATTAATATGCCCGTGGATGCGGCCCTCTTTTGAGACGTAACGCATGATCGACGACACAAACGTGCCTTGGACCTTGTTGAGGTTGCGGGCCTCGACGACTTGCTTAGCGAAGTCTGACGGGTGCTCTGATAAGAACGATTTAGTGAACGACGGCTGGCCGGTCGAGGTGCGTGGGTATTTTATTTTGAGTTTGTCAAAGGCTTTTGCGAGTGACGCGGCTGCCCAAATCTCTACCGTTCCCCCGGCTTGTGCCTCGATCTGTTTGAGCACAGCTTTCTCGCGTTTGATCAAAGCCTGCTTTGTCCGCTCGCAGCGATCCATGTCCACCCGAATACCCCGAAAGGTCATGTCGATCAGGCAAGGCGTGAGCCGCGTTTCTAGATCCCAGACCGTGTTGAGGTCTTGCTTACTGATCTCTAGCTTGAAAAACTTATACAAATCAAACGCTAAGCGCGCGTCCATCTCTGCGTAAGGGCCGACAAACTGACTTGGCAGCTTCCAGAGCTCAGCTTTAGGATCGACACCAAAGTCGATTGCCGCTTGGGTCAGAAGCTTTTCTGACTTTGCCTCGCCGAGATAGTCGTAAGACAGGGCGTTCAGACTGTAGCTATAACGGTTCTCGTCCAGTAACGCCGCCATGATCATCGTGTCGATGATTGGCCCGTTGACCGGGATATCCAGAGCTTTGAGCCAGCCCAAGTCGTACGGGGCGTTGTGCATGATCTTCGGACAACCTGTGGATAACTGCTTCTTCAGCCAACGTAGCACGACGTTTTTGTCGAGGTTGCCGCCACCAAGGTGCGCGATTGGGTAATAGGCTTCCCAACCGTCGGTTGCCACCGCAATACCGACAACGTCACCGTCCTTGCGAGGCCACCCAGGCCCGAACTCTTTGAGGTTTGGATCGCGTGTCTCAAGGTCAATAGCGATCTCTTTTGCGTCGGTAATGTCTTTCAGTTCGAAAGGTGCAGTCCATTCCGCATTTGGTGTAAACAGCGGAAACTGCAAGCGCGTTTCTTTTTCCATCTTAGCTCCTTGGGTCGTCCCCCAAACTGAAGCGCAAGTACCAGATCGCTTTTTTCAAATCTTCTTCTGCATCAAACTTCTTGCCTGCACGCCAAACGTATTTGAAGGCGGCAAGCTTGCAGTAGGTGTTGACAGCGTCCCGCCCAAAAGCGGCCACCATCGCATCGATGCATTCGATTTCAGAATCCGCGTAGTGCGGCGGCTGATGAACCATGTCTTCGTCGCTCACAACGTGTAGCTCCGATAAAAGTTTTCTGGCAGCACGGTGAACAGGTTCTTCTTTGTGCGAGTAACCGCAACGTAGAACACGCGATGCATGCTGTCTGGATCTGCGTCCATCGACCGCTCTGCAGCGACCGTCAAATCCGTAAACAGCACCACGTTATCTGCTTCACCGCCTTTTGCTCCGTGGATTGTTGATAATTTGATACGCGGAGGTGCTGTGAGGTCTTCGCCTCTGCGCACCAATGCATTGACGTACGCGACGTCAACACTTGGTACTTTGTCCAGCGCCTCGTTCCACGACATATCGAGGGTTGCCAACAAACCGTTGGTGTCCCGCAACTCCTCAAACGTGAACGTATCGTCTTCTTCCCCAAGAATCTTTTTGTGACCGCGTGCAACCCGCACGCCGTTACCTGTCATATAAGAATACAAAACTTTTGCCAGATCGTATGTGATCGGGTTGCCCCGCTGTAGCGTGCGCCATGCTTCAAGGGCTTCACGAACCTTCAGGCGCAGGCTTTGTCGCCCCTGCATTTCAAAGAAATAGCCTTGGCTTTTGAGATGATCGCGTACCGGGTTTAAAAAGTACGCTGCCTGCGACAAGAAGAGCCAAGAGCCGTGAGTCATGTCCAGTTCTGCAAAGGTAGAAATGTTTTGTATCCGCCCCTCTTCTGACTTTGGCAAGTAGGACTTCGGAAAGCGGTGCCTGATCCGGCGTGAGATCCTGTCAGCCACTTCGTGTACGAGGCGTGGGATGCGAAAGCTTTGCTCTAGCACCTCGCTGCCGCCGGGTAAGTTTATGAAGTGCTCCACATCGGCCCCAGACCACTTGTAAATCGCTTGGTCGTCATCGCCTGCACAGTACATGCGCTCTGACTTTGCATCGATGGCGTGGGCAATGTCCCACTGTAACGGGCTGAGATCCTGCGCTTCGTCCAGCATGGCAAGCTTGAACGACGGGCATGTCTCATGGGCAGACCGTGCGAAGAGCTCAAGCATGTCGGTGTAGTCATAAACGCCAAACTCTTTTTTGTACTGGGCCAAGGCCCGTGCTGCGTATTCCACTTCCAGCCATGTGTATTCAAGATCACTGGCATTGTATTCGCTTTGCAGTTCGCTCTTTTTCAATCTTGACAGGGTGATCAATCGCAGGATCGGTGACTCTTTGCGCAGACTGTTGCTCAAATCCTCTTCGACTTCGTAACGAGGGACGTCACCACTGACAAGCGCGATGCCAATCTTGCGCTCAACTTCACGATAATGCTGGGCGGTCATAAGTTGTTCAGACTTCAACCCAGTAAGATGAAAGGCAAGACTATGGATCGTGCGGAAGAAAGGTAGATCGGACTTAGGATCGAGACCAAACCGCTCCGCAGCGCGTTCTTTGGCCTCTGTGGCAGCTTTTCGCGTAAACGCGAAGAAGGCTATTTGAGTAGACGGGACACCTTCAGCTAACGCCTTATCGACCAGATTCAAAAGCGTGGTCGTCTTACCCGTCCCCGGCGGCCCGAAAAGCCTTTGCATCAGCTAACCCGCCAGAGTCGTATCAAGACCTTGTCGTCCGTTGAGTCTTTGTGGTTTTTGCGCTGCACAACCCCGTAGCCCGCGTCAGTCATTGCTTTGCGTATGGCGTTACGTTCTTTGCCATCAACCACTTCAACGCTGTCACCTATCTCCATTTTTTCAATCAAGTGAATCCAGCGTCCCCAACCCGCCTTAGACGGAATTTCTATGCCCTTATCGATTTTCAAAACGGGATCTCCTCATCTTTGGTAAACCGTGGATCACGAATAACCGTCTTTGTGAATTTGTGGGCAGGTATTTTCCATAACCGTATGACCTTACCCTGGATGCGCAACTGAGTGGCCTCACCGTTCACGTCGCGTAGCCGCTGGGCTATCTGATGCGTTTTGAAGTGCTTGAAATTAGCTTTGTTCAAATGACCCTCCAAATCTTTCAACCGGAAATACGTTTCGTCGGTCTCGTCGTCGGTCCACGGCCGCTTGAGCAGGATCTGTTCTTTATCTTCAGCCGCTTGGTGACCTGTGCAGAATTCTTCTAGATGCTCTTTAAATATGCCGTTAACGCTGACATCTTCCGACACTTCGATGATAGACCCTTCAGTTTCTTGCATCTCCTTCAATAACGCGTTGATACGAGTTTCCCACATGTCTTTCTTCATTGTGCGCGGGTAAAAGTTCAGTTGCTCGACGCATGCTCTTTGAAATGCCATTTGGTTTAGAAGGTCGTCTGTTTGCATCTCCAAAGGCTTACCTTCAACGTCCAAAAACCACACTGGAGGCACCGAGTTGTACTTGCGCAGATTGGCGATCTGCACACCCGACACCACCGCTTCAATCCCAAACTTACGGGTCATGCATAGTTCTTTGTTACAAACCGAATTGATCGGCGCGTCTTTGCATTTATAGGCGTAGTCCTTCCTATGTAACTGCTTGGCGACCGCGTTGACCTCACCCAAAGGCAACGGCGGGTGAATGAACTTCATGTTGTGCTGGAGGATTTCTGTCTCCCATGTGTCAGGGAAAGCCTTACGCAAATAAACGCCTACGTTGAACAGGCCATTGTTTCTTGCGCCTTCACCTATTCCGTCTTTACAGAGGATCTGAAGACACGGGGGTCCGTCTTGCAGCGGCAGACTGTTGTCTTGCTCAACAGACAAAGCTAAAGCTTGTTCGTGCGTCTGCACGTTTTCAGCGACCAGTTCGAAAAACTCTTCTATGGTTGCGGCACTGCTATCTGGGTTGAACGCGTAGCGCAGGCTGTTCTCATGGTCGAAGTAAGGCATGTTCAAAAAGTTGCCTACGTCGCCGCGATCAAGGTTCAAAACGATCTGTTTGGGGAAGATCTCACTGCCACCGTACCCCAGACCGACAGAGAGGCGCGTTAAGACGTCTTGCATGTCTTTGGCAGGGATAAAGTCGTCTGTGAATAAAAACACGTGAGCGCCGCCAGATTTGCTTCTACAGACCACTAGCGGCAGCTTCAAATTTTTTAGGTTTTCGATCAGTGCGGTGTGGTCGAAGTTGTACTCGTCGATGTCTATGCAACCCCACCGGCACAGGTTGTCTTCGTTGATTGGAATGATCCCGATGGACTGAGTACCGTCCAAATGCATTTGCCACGTTTCTTTCGTCCGCTCTTCGCGCACGATCATCGCTTTACCGGTGGCCTTGCCTTTTTCATTACGCCTTTCGATCTTAAAGGTGCCGTGGGCAGCCCTCAATCCATCGAAAATCGTGGAAAACTTATCTATCATCTTTGTTCCAAGGTCCCGGACGGCCCTGCGGTTGAGAACGGCGTGCAGGGCCTCAAGACACCGGGTTGCCTGTGCGGTTAGAAGGGTTCAGCCCCTTCTGGTTCTTGAGCGTCAGCAGTGTGCTTCACCGTTACTTCTCCACCACGAATGGATTCATAGAACGATTTGGCAGACCGGTAGACATTCGCGTCCTCAACCTGACCGTCCAGTTCGATGTTCCATCCATGCCAAGAGCCCTTGGAGTTCTCTTCTTTGATGGTCGACATCTTATACACGTGTGAAAATCTGGGCGGCTGGAACGCCTCGCCCTTCCCATTGATCATCGTGCGAGACGCGATCATTGAGTTCCACTTACGGCTTTTTTTAAGCTGCGTGGACTTCATCGGTATCAGCGCCGTGCTGAAAGTACCGTCGTCTTCTACGACGACCACGTAGTGTTGGTGCGTCTCTTCGAGGTACTCACCCTCGCCACCGACCACGTAATCTTTGTTGTCGCTCTCGTCACGCTTGGTTTCCGGGCGGTCGTCCTCGATGCCGTAGTTTTGCAACGGTGCGCCAGAGCCACTGCCCCGTGGTGCCCACATGAGAAATCTACGCTCGTAGTGACACGGAATGACTTTCACCCCGTCTTTGCTTTTGTAAATCGCACCCGTGACGGTGTTATATACGTCACCCGGCTTCGCATCGATCACCTCTAGGATCTCGTCGTTACCGGACAGGATCTTTAAAAATGGCAGCGCCAAATCATCTTGATCCATTTGCATTCCGACACCCGCGTCGGCCTCGAACATCGAAGCGTCGACTACTGCGACGTCCTTGTTCTTTGCTTCGCTTACTTCTTTGTCTTTCTCTTTATCAGCCATCCTAACCTCTCTTGATTTCTGCACGTTGACCTACCCACACCCCAAAAAGCTCCATGTCAATTTCTTTGCCGTCCTCTATGCGGCCCTTGGCCCAACTCCGAAGAGTTGCGTTATGGATTTCCGCTTTGCGTTCCGGCTGAAGTTTTCGCTTTGCAAGGTCATCGAACAGCGCAGACGCTTCATTGTCTTGTTCTTTGTTGAACCGGCAGGTGATGGTGTTCTTTATCAGATCACCCTCGTTTCGAGCACGTAGCCACTGAAAGGCTTTGTCCTCGTTTTCCTTACTGATGCGTGCGCCGTAGGTGGGCTTGATAGTGACTTTGCTGCCGTCGCGCAGACTGAAAGTAGAAAGGTTTAGTTCCTGCATCGCTGCAGGTAAATCCTCATCCGTAAGCTTGAGCAAACTGGCTTTTGCCGATTTGAGTTCTGTCTCTAGCTGTTCGACGCGTTTCTGGCCTGCAATAATTTTTTCTGCAAGACCGGCAACAGCACCGAGGCCAGAGTCGTTCGGAACTTCGAGTGCATTCGTGCTGTCACCCTCCATTTCGTCAAGTAGACCCATTTCGTTGTCCTCTATCGAGTTAATGAATAAAGTGCCTATCGACACTTCCCAAACGAAGATTAATCTTATATTGTCTTAGATGTCAATCAAAAAGAAATCAAATGTATCTATTTAAAACTGAACCCTATGACCACCAAAAGATCGCCTTCGATGAGTCTTGGGAGCGTAACGCGTTCGCTCTGTTTATGGAAATGGGAACTGGAAAAACAAAAGTTGCTATAGACACTTTGGGAGCCTTGTACGAAACGGGGCGCGTTGAAGCTGCTCTGGTGATCGCTCCGAAAGGCGTGTACGCGAACTGGGTCGACAAAGAGATACCGCAACATTTACCGGATCGGATTGAGCGCAAAGTAGTCCTTTGGCAACCAAACGTGACGCAAAAATTCAAAGCGGAACTGCGAGATGTAGCTACACGCAAAGCTTCGGGCGTCCTCCGAATATTCGTCATGAACACGGAAGCCCTGTCTACAAAGAAAGGCAAAGACGTCGCAAACCGGTTTTTAGATCTGAATCAAGACAGCTTCGTAGTGGTGGACGAAAGCACTTCGATCAAGAACCGTTCAGCGCAACGCACGAAAAACATCATAGCCCTTGGCAAAAAAGCCAAATACCGACGCATCTTAACCGGGTCACCGATCACAAAGAACCCGATGGATCTGTTCAGTCAGTGCGGCTTTCTAGGCGCAAAACTGCTTGGATTTGATAGCTATTACGCCTTCCAAGGCCGCTACGCACAACTACAATCGCGCAAGTTCGGTGCTCGCAGCTTTCAACAAATTGTTGGCTACAGAAACCTAGATGAACTAAACAAAAAGCTAGATTGCTTTAGTCATCGCGTGTTGAAAGAAGATTGCCTCGACTTGCCCGACAAGATCTACACCCAAAGAACTGTTGAGCTTACAAAAGAACAGAAAAACGCGTATGAGCAGATGAAGCAGTTTGCTCTTGCTATGTTGGAACGTGGTGAGTTATCCACAACCCAGAGCGTGCTGACACAGATTATGCGGTTGCAAGAGATTTGCTGCGGTCATTTACGCACAGA